GAGAAAGCATGTGGATTTCCATTGCATCTAAAGCAGATGTAGTTGCTCCAACAGAACCAGTAACCCAAGTTTTTAATCTTCTGTTATCAGTTTGTGAAGCTCTATATCTAACGTGTAAGAAAGGACGTTTTAGGTTTTTACCTAATTGTTGGTCATAAACGTTAGAAGTACCAGCTGGAACAATAACCCCTCTAATTGCTTCTGAAGCATTAGCAGCATTAATACCACCTCTAGTAGCTAAATCATTTAAGTATCTAAAGTCAGACTTGTAGAAGTCATAAGAACCTCTTCTGAAACCAGAGAAACCTAAATTTAATGCCATATCTTCAGAGTTGTTGAATACTCCATAAGAAGTACCACCAGCTCCATAAGAATTCATTGCAGCTAACATGTCGTCCATAGCTAAACTAGTAGATCTGTTAACAAACATCATGTTTTCTTCAATAGCACCTTGCTTGTCAAACTCAGCTAAGATAGCATCAAACTCAGCTAAATCAGTTGCAGCGTTAACACCAGTAACACCAGAACTTACGTTACCTCTTGATTCGATAGCAGCGAATAAACCTTCAGTACCTACATTTTCAGCACCAGCTTCAGACCCAGTTAAAACGTTAGATCCATCAGCTTGTGAAGCAGCAGCGTTTAATTCACCTTCTAACATTGCCATTTCTAAGTAGTCGTTAAAACGAGCTCTTGTGTCAGCTTCAGCTTTCAAGTACCATAAGTACCCAGAAGCACCACCTTCAGAAGTTACCTCAACCCAACCAACTCTTGAAGCATCAGAACCTGATACAGAGTAGTAGTCTTTTAAGATAATTGGTTTATTTTGGAAAGTTTTGAACGATGGTTCGTTAGCTCCTCTTGAATCTTGTTGAGTAGTAACAGCACCACCAACCATATAAGAAGTTCCTTTTCCATATTCAGAACCATAAACTAATATAGTACATGATAAAGAAGCGTTGCTATCAGCTATTGTTGCAGAACCGTAAGGTAAAACATCAATAGTAGCTGTGCTAGCAGCAGCTGTAAGAACCACACATTTGTGAACACCAGCAGAGTTAGCTATAATAACTGTATCGTTAACTCTAATACCGTGATCAGTAGTTTTTGCGTTTCCGTCCATGTCTTGCTCAATAGTAACTTGACATGAGTTTGAACCAGGTCCACCATCAGCACCAGCTGTAGTACCACCAGTTGCAATCTTACCTTTATAAGATAAGTGTAAACGACCTTGCTCAGACCAAATAACTTGGTCAGCAGTCATCGCTTCTTCAGCTCCTATTTGAGCTAAGAAACCAGAAATAGTTCTTTGTCCGAATACTTCTGCTTCTTTCTCCATAAGATCTGGAACATATTGTTGTGCCCAACCCGTTGAAGAGTTTAGGTCTAAGTAATTTGATGATAACGTCTTCTGTACGTGAGAAGGTACGCTATTCAAATTATCTCCTGCAGTAATTGCCATAATTTTGTAATTTTAAATTTGTTATTTATTTTTAATTTTAAACTTAAAATCATTAGAAGTGTTACCTAATACTTTTACTTTCATACCTCCAGCCTCAACAACTCCGTGTTCTTGACGTGGATTCATATCTAAATTTTTAGCTTTAGCAACGCTGGCTTTTAAAGCATCAGCCTTACCTTGATCGTAAAAATGTTTTGCAATAGCATCAGGATTCATAGCTGTAAATAAAGATTTATGATAACCTTTAGCATCTGACATTTCATTATTTTCGTTCAAAAACTTTTTGACAAAATTATTAATATCGCTTTGGTTTTCTTTTACTTTGTTTGTGTCCTTAACGTTAAACCTATAGTTTTTATCACCAACATTATAATCAAAGCCTTTAAAATCTTTGTTAAATAAATTGTTAGTTTTTAATTTAAAAGTATTGGTTTGTTTTTCTAAGGCAGCTTCACTTTCTTTTGACTCCTTGTTATATCTATTAAAAAAATCTACAGCTTTTTGTTGTTCATTAGTCAACTTTGACCCAGCTTTAATTTCTTCATAGTATTTGGACTTTTGCCTGTCCAGATGGGCTTTAGCGTCGGCAACTTGCTCTTTTAACGCTATTTTTTTCTTTTTAATCTCTCTTTCTTCATCAACTTCTTCGTCATACGAAAATCTATCTTCAATTAAAAAATCTACCTCTTCAGGTGTTAAGTGAGATTTTGTTTTTTTGTAATACTCCTTAAGAACTGTCATATCGTCGTATTTGGAAAAATCTTGATTAAGCGTTACGTAGTCTTCTAAACTACCGCCAGTTTCTTCCATAAATTCCATTAATTTTTGCACATTTTCAGGTATTGCTTTGCCAGTTTCTTCAGCTTGTTCTATAGCCTCAACTACTTCTTCAGCTAACTCCTCTGTTTTTTCTTTAACCTCTTCTTCAGTAATTTCTTCTAATACTGGAGTTTCTTCTTGTGCTTGTTCTTCCGGTTGTACTTCTTCTTGTTTTTCTGTGGGCTCGGCATTATCAGGCTCTGCAGCCACTCCCTCGTCGACAGGGTTATCTTCTTTAATTTCATTTTCTTCTGGTTTTTGTGGTTTGTTTAAATCTACTTTGATAACATTGTTATCTTCTTTTTTATTTTTAAGATCAACTTTTGTTACGTTGTCTTTAGTAGTCTTTTCGACTACTTCTTCTTTTTTCTTTTTTGCCATAATATAATATAATAATAATTAATAATTGTTATTTAGGTTCAAATCCGCCTAAATTAAATCCGCCTCCTAATATATCATTACCTGCGGACTCAAAGTTTTTAGGTGGTTTTTCACCTTTTCTTTGTTCAATCATCTCGCTTTGTTGAGTTGCTTGAATTTTTGTTCTTTGATCTTTACGATCTTCTTTTTGATTTTCTTTTTTATTACTGTTTTCAGCATCTATTTTTCTAAGTTCCATGTTATACATAAACTCTTGTTCCATTAACTCTTTTTTAAGAGCACCTTCTGCTTGCATTTTTTGTAAATCAAGCTGAGCTTGTATCTGTGCTAGACTGGCTTTTGATTCTACTATAGCTTGATTTTTTTGTACTTCAGCTTGTGCAGCCACTTGTTGTGCTTGTGCGTTTGCCTGTGCTTGAGCTTGTATATTTGATTGATTAACTTGAAAGTCTCTTTCTTCTTTTTTAGCTCTACGAAGTTTTAATAATTGATTTGCTAACTTTAAATTTTTAATTTCTCTAACATCAATAGCGTCTTCAAGATTAATACTTTGCTGTGCTAAAGCAACTTGTATATTATTTTCTAATAAAGCTTTTTCTTCTTCATCTGGCGCTAACTCAATAAATATGCCAAAATCATACAAATGTAGTTTTTTTAATTCATCTAATGTAGCCACGTTGTGAGCGCCTATTTGTTGTATAAATGCATTTGCAGTTGGTGAATATTCAATAACATCAGATATTCTAAGTGATAAAAGCTCTGATATTTGAGAAGTTAAAAATAAACCAGACTGTAGTATGTGCCTTGTTGCTGTGTTGCTATTTGCTGCGGCTAATTTTTGCACACCAACTAAAGCATTTTTATCTGGCATGCTACCATCTCTAGCTTCGTTTAGCCCGGTAGTATCTCTAATCATTTGCAAATAATAATTATAATTACCAATAAGTGATTGTAATTTTGCACCGCCATTACTTGACTGTATTTCTTGTATAGGTACTTTACCTGGGTTTTGCTCACCTTCGCTTGTAAACGATCTACCAATAACACTACCTGTTTGAAAAAACATATTTAATGCTTCTTGTGGATTATAATTTGTTCCGTTACCTAAATCTATTTCAGCAAGTCCATCAGCATCTAAGTAAACACCATCTGGTACCATACGTGATAATACTTGTTGTATTTTTAAATGTGTAAGTTGTATCATATCAGCAAAACCTGTAACACGTCTTACTAAGCTTTCAATTTTACCTTTATATATACGAGGGGCAACAATACTATAATTCATTTTTACTTTAGTAAAATCACTTTTAGGCCTTATCATGTTTTTAGCCATTTCCCAATTAAGCAACTTGTTGCTACCAAGTACTAGGGCGCCTTCATACAAAACCTCAATAGCTCTTTGTAATCTTGTAAAATTACCTTCTTTATCTTCTGGCGGGTTAAAAGTATCGTCTTTTTCTATAGCTTTTTCAGCGCCACTACCAGTTTCTTTTACTTTATAAACCTCGTTCATATACGTTTTATAATTAAAATATAAAACTTGAACTTTATTGTTATCTACTTCGTTATAATAATTTGACGCGTTATTGTAGTTAGTTTGTTGATAGCTTTTATTTTGAATAATCTCTTGTAAATCATCTTGCTCTAAATGAGGAAATTGTTTTGCTAATTCGTTTATAGGTACGTTTTTAACTTCACCTACATAATATATATCATCAAAATATGGAGACTCAGTATATGAATAAACTAAATCTGCAGGATCAACATATTGTATTGTAATACCTTCTGAAGTATTAAAGTTAGTTTTTACAGCGCCTATACCTAAAACAGTTAAGTCGTAATAAAAACGTTTTTTAATTAAATCATAATCATTACCTTCCATTAAAATTTTTAAAGCTTGTTCTTGAGCTATTTCAACAGATTGCTTATAAGTCAACTGCATGTGTAAAGCTAGCTCTTCTTCGTTTACTGGCAAAGTGTCTTGATCAGAGTTTGAAAGATCTATACCAAGTTCAGAGTTAACAAAATCGTTAAAGCTTTTCATATTTATATCTTCTAATAAAGCCTCCATGTACTCTGTTCTTTGAGACACTCCATAAGGATCTACTGAATAAGCTTTTATGTCATACATGCGTTCTGCTAAACCATTAACAACTATATCTACAAACTTAGGTATAATAGGCACTGGTGTCCAGTCTAAATTTAAATAAGACAAATCACCATTAATAGATAACTCGTCTTTATATTTTTGTACGCCTTGCTCTCCACGCGCGTATAATCTTAAGTCGTGAAAATTATTGTGATTTGTAGTGTATCTAGTGTGACCACCGTCATTATAAAACCACTCTGTTTCTATTGCTTTTGCTACTTTTAAACCATAATCATAACTTAACTTTTCAGCATCGCTTACAACTTGACTTGGAAAATAACTTTTTATAACAGACTCTGCCATATTTATTTTTTAATTAGTTTAGATGTATTGCCTTGATTTGTATATTTAGCAATATTTATATTTAGTTTTGGTTTTTGTATTGGGGCGTTTGGTCGATATAAATGCCTATTATTAGCCATTATTGCCAAGCCAGAACTTATAGAAGCATCATGCTTTGTTCTTTTATTTATATCAAATTTAGCCCAATCATTTAGTAATTCATTAAAATAACAACTACCAAATTGACCTTCAGCGTTCATACCTACGTGGCTTTGAATATACATTTCAATAGCAGCAGCGTGTGCTTGCTTAATGTCTTCACTTGAGTTTGGTATACCACCTATTTCTTTTTCAGCTGTAGATAATTTATTCCATATTTTATCAGGCCTGTTCATTGAGTAACCTCTATAACCACGCCTTCGCAAATAATATAATAAACGAGGTTTATTATTTTCTGCAAGTAATGGCATGCCATAAAATACCAAAGCCATAAGCACGTCTTCAAAAAACATTTCAGCTGTTTGTGGTCTTGCTAAATATTCTAAGAAAAACGTATTTGCTGGCGCGTCTTCCATGCTAAACTTAGTTAAACCATGCAAAGCACCTTTAGAGCCTTTACCATCTACAGTGCCCGATATATCATAACTATCACAACCAAAAGCACCCATGTGCTCATTGCCAGGATATTTAATACCATTTTTAATTACAACTTTATTTTGTATATGTGTTGGTGGTACCCAACTTATTTTAAATCTACCTTTTATATCTGGGTAAAATATAACTTTTGAATCTTTTACGCCGTTTACCCATTGAAAATTACCTTTAGTAATGCCTAGTGTTCTAGACATTTCTTCATTGTAATCTATTTGCTCGTATATTTTAACTAAGTTAAATATACTATTGTTAGCTTCATCTCTAAATGCGTGCTCTTCAGTTCTTGGAAACTGACGATAAAACTCGTTTAACGCATCTTGATCTCCTTTTAAACCATCAGCTTCATTTTGCCAATTGTCTATTACACCTACATCTATTAACTCTCCATGGGGGTCAAAGACGTCATGATCCGGAGTATTAAAGACTGGGCTTCCGTGTTCGTCAATAAATCCTTCGTAGTTCCACTCCATTGGGATAAAAAGAGAATATAGTCCAGACGCTGTTTGTCCATTTCTGTTTCGTTTAGTAACGTCTGACGCTCTGTATAATCGTTTGAAATTTTCTCCACCTTTGTCTAATGCGTTTGATGTTGAGCCCATCATACATTTACCTATAATTCTACTACCTAATCGTAAACATGTTTTTGTAACTCTCCAGTTGTTTAATATATTATCGGGTCTTTCCCATTTACCGCTTTCATCGTGTACTAATAGTTGTAGCTTTTCTCCATCATAACTGTTATCACCTGTATTTTTCCAATCAATAGTAGTATCAAGTCCAACCAA